CAACACGGAGGCTGGTTTCCAACAGACGGGTCGCAACGAACTGCAGAGCCGACGGGATGATGAGCTTACGAGGCTTGGCAGCAATCAGCAGACCACGTTCGTCAGTCCATGCAGCGATTTGAATAACGGCGGCTTCAAGCGAAGTCTCGTTCAAATCAGCAGGGGTCGTCGGAATGTTGCTGTTGGTGCCACCAGATACCAGTGGGTGCTGCGAACTAAACAACGCCACGCCATCGCCACCAGTGTAGCTAGACGAGAAGCCGTTGTTTAGAACAGCCGCTGCCTTGACCTGCTTGGTATAAGCCATCGAGCGTGCAAGCGCTTTGGTATAACGCGACGACAGCGAGTCGTACAGGTTATCTTCAATCGCTTCTTCGGTCAGGGAGAAGCCCTGAGCGATAGTCTCGTGGTTATAACGAGCAGTCCATGCTTCTTGTGCGTTGTCGTACGCGATTGCAGAACCTTCGTTCTTCACCGGTGCGGCACTGAAGCCTGACAGCTTGGTTTCTTCTTCGAACGAACGCTCGGAAGTCTCGGTTTCGTAGATTTCCTTGTGTTCTTCGCCATAACGTGCGTACTCCAGACCGAACAGAGCGTTCAGGCCGGGCAGCAGCTCTTTCAATAACTGAGCGCGTGAAATAGCCATGATTTACTCCTTATACGCCTGTCGGGTTGAGATACTGATGACCACCGGTCATGGTGACCACGGTGCCAGTATTGTTCGAAGCTGCGTACGGTGCGTTGAATTTGCAGATGTACTCGCAATAGCCGTTAGCGCCATTCGAAGTATCCGGTACCAAATCAACAATACGCAACGGGAACGATGCGGTGGTTGCGGTGTTACCGCCAAAAATGCCCACAGCCGAATCACCAGTGGTGTTCGAACCTGCGTTTTGCACCATGACAGCGTTTTCGCCAACCAGCTCAGGACCGTAGAACGCCACAGTCGTACCGGTCGAAACCGTTACCACTTTGAACAGAACGTCCGGGTCGTCAACCACATAAGCGTAAGCGTCGCTTGCAACGGTACCGGCAGGCCAGTACTGAGCAAACTGCTTCTGCGAAGTTGTGGGGTTGGTGTACGTGACACCAAGGAAAATGCCCACCGGGGTAGCGGTGCTGGTGCCCGTGTCTTTCTCCACGGTACCGTTTGACACACGCTTTACCACGTCGCCATAGTAGATGCTGGTGTTGTAACCAGATGCAATCTTCATCAGGCGAGTGGAACCGGCATAGGGCTGACCGCCGATCAGATTGATCGGCTTCAAGCCATACGGCTTGTCAACTGTAGGATATGCCATAGCTTTACTCCAAAGTTAGTGTTTACTTCACACCTTTGCCAAAGCTAGTCGTGGACTTTCTCTCGTTAAAGAGGGGCATCCTCGGGTCGCTTTGACGCATTAAATTATTGTCAACCGACTGCATCCAGCCTTCTGCCTGACGTTGGTAGTAATCGTTACGCGCTTTGATCTTCTCCTTGGGCATTTTGCATAGGAGCAGACCGCCCATTTCAACATTACCGTTTGCGTTAGCAGGCAACATCAATTCGGGATGGTCTTCAGCTTTTACCGGTTCCCAGCCTTCACGAATCTGTTTTGACACGTGAGACGGGTTAGCTTGGCTAAACACATGCGTAGCAATCCAACGAAATCCATAATCAGGATCAGGTGTCGGGTCTGGCAGAACGCTCGGCGGTTTGTAGTCAGGCCGAGTTTCACTAGTGCGTGTTTCAAGTTCACGAGGGGTACGATTAACCATTACGAGCCTCCAGCTTCATTAATTCAACAGCGTACTGTTTTGGGGTTAGACCAAGCTTCAACGCGACCGCTTCTTGCGATTTTGTTAACTTAATCTTTTTTGTTGCGGCAGAACGCGCAGCGGGTGCGACAACGGTCGCGGCTGGTTTTTTCGAAGGAGGAGCGCCCTGTGGCTTTTGCGGTTCCCCAAAAACTTCCGGGAACTTTTCTCTGAGGCGAGAATCAATCTTCTCGTAGTATTCGTCAGTCCGGGTGTAATCCATCCCGTGCTCGGCGGTTAAGCGCTGATGCGTAGCGAGGGCCAAAGCAGTGACTTCCTCATATCCGGGTGCGCCAAACCACTGGTTTCTTGCCTGCCAGCGCAGGGTTTTTTCGTCTGGACGCGCCTCGGGTGGAGGTGATGGCTGACTATATACCTGTTCCGGTTCTTCTTGTAAAGAGGTTGGCCTAAAATTAATTGCCTTGTCAAGCCGCAACTTGGCGTCTGCCAACTCCTCCTGCGCTGCCAGCATTCCGTCGGTGTCGTACGCTTCGGCAGCTTCCTTGTACTTACGACGAGCCATCTCAAGATCGGCCTCAGCCTTGGACTTTAGTACCTCGGCAAAGGTCTGTTCTCCAGTATTGACGTACCCCCGCAGCTTCTTGTTTTCCTCCACAAGCTGTTGAGCAACCCGGATAGCCTCCTCGCGTTCCCGCAGGGCGGCTTCCTTGGCACGGCGCTCGTCATGACGCGCATGCGCCAGCTCCTTGATGCGTTTTTGCACCTTGTCGCTGTATTGCTCAATCTCGTCATCAGACGGGTCGTCAACGTTACGTTCTAACGGTTTACGACCTTTGTCTTCCTCCGGGGTATCGTCTTCAATTTCGATCTCAACATCGGACTCGGCACTAATGTCAATTTCAACATCATTGTCATCGGGTTGACGAATATCCGGCAAATCATCGTCATTACGCCCCGAAATCTTCAGCTCAGTCATGTATTCTTCATTAGGCATGTCTGTCTCCTTACGCTGCGCGTGCGTAACCACGCGGGTCTTCCACCGTGCCTTCAACCTGATCTTCATTGATCACGCGGAACTCACGCCCATGAATTGTGAACCGTGTGCCGCTGTACGCACGCACCAGAACAAAATCCCCTTCTTTACACCACGGCCCCGATGGGTACCGTTCTTTGTCCTTGTAAGCATCAGGACCAACTGCCACTACAAACAACACGGTAGTCGTCTGCTCCTCAATGCGTTGCGATATAGCCGCCTTCACAAGCATTGAATCCTCAAACGTATCTTCAGCAGGCGGCACCGCACAAAGAATCTTGTACCCCGACGGTTTGGGCAACTGTCGTGCTTTTGCCTCATCACCGGGTGCGTCTACTGTTTCACCGTCTATGTTTTTTTCCGCGTCTATCAAGTCTTTCAAATATTGCGGAAGAAGTAGTTCACTCATCGTTATCGTCCTTCAACGCTTTCTCAGCAAGGTCAAGTAAATGGCGCTCTGCGATAGCTAGACCTTGAATCACACCACAGAGCTTTGTATACGCCGCATAATCAGCACAGGCACCACCTGCGATGTCGTCACAATAATTGTTCATGTCGTCCCGAATTTTTTTGCGCAGAACGTCTACGAACGATGTGTACTCTTGTACGGTTGTCATTTGCCTCCCTTAGGTTGCGGTTTAGTTGCTTGTCGATTTCTCATCTCCAAGTCTTGGCGCTGTCTAGCGATGTCTGCACCGATGCGAACGCCTTCACGTTCGTTGTCAGCTTCTAGCTTGTTTTGTTTAAACGCGATGTCGGAACTAACTTTTAGCCCTTCAATCATTGCCTGCGCGTTTACTTTCTCTTGTTCAAGTTTTAACTTCTCCGCCGCTATTTCTGCGTCGCTTTGCATCTTCATGCGCTTTATTTCAATCTCTTGCTCACGTAGCTGCAACTCAGCCTGCTGAAGCTGCAACATCGGGTCTTGTGCCATGGCTTGCTGTTGGGCGGCTGCTTCTTGTTGCGCCACAATGTTCTGGCTTTCCTGCAGCACCATAGGCGCTGCTTGTGCAACCAGACGTGACAACTGCACCTCAACTGCTGGATTCATCTTCTCACCCGGCATCGGCAGATCAGCACCCAACGCTTTCTCAATCTTCGACCGGTAAGCAAACGCGATGTGTTCCATCAAGTGCGCCATCATCGCTTGTTGAATCATGGGCGCTTGTGGGTTTTGCCCCACCAGTTGTTGCACCAGCGGGTCTTGCATTGCACTCATATGCACCCGAATGTGCGCTTCATGATCCTGATACATAAACGCTTTGACCGGTTTTAGGTTCAACACGTTCATGTTTTCCGAAATTGGGTCAGTTGGTTTCATGTCGTCGTCTGACGGCACAAGCTTTGCGTAATCTTTAAAGCCCAACGTCTCCAACATCTGCCGGTGCAACAACGGCATGTCGTATAGCTGTGGTGCGGTTTGCGCCAACTGCAGTGCTGCTTGATGCTGCACCACGCGTTGACTCATGGTTGCCGCGTTAGGATCTGAAACGGGGATGATGTCTACGTCATCGTAGTCCTCACGTTTGGCGCGAGGTGAACCGTACTCTGGTTGATAGCTGTACTCATCCGGCGTGTAGTCACGGATGATGTCTTTGATCAGTCGGAGTTCTTGTTTAAGCGCGTAGTGAACTCGCGCTTGTACGGCAGACATAACTTTGAGGGTTCGCTCAAGTACGGCCAGAGTTGTTCCCACCGGCGTATTAGCCGACATATCGGACACTTGGATATCGGCAGTCGCAGCGAAACGTCTGCCCTCCTCAACGATAGTACCAAGGAGACTGTATAGAGTGGCCGATGGTTCCTTGTAAGGTAACGGCAATATGTTGTCACGAATTGCTCCTGAACCTGTATCTACGTCACGCCACTCGCCCGGTGCAATCGGCGTATCGTCGCCTTTAATACGCAACCCTCTGGACTTCAACCCACCCGGCAAATTACTGAGTGTGCCTGCATCCACCAGTTGTCGCATTAGCGACGTTGCTGACATGGCGTAGCCACCAATCAAATGAAATAGCCCGAAGCCATACGGCCCCAAACCGGGCACATACACATAATGCACAAAGTGCTGACGCTTTTGTTTTAGCTCGTCGTCTTCACGCCAGTTGCGACGAATAGCCAACACTTCATCAGAGCCACGCAGAATCGTTACGACATACGGGAGTGCAATGCCCGTGAGTTCGCCATCTTTATCCTTGTCTTCAAAGCCCGGCAAGTCAAGGTCAACGTGAACCTCGTATATCTCGTAGCGGTCATCAAACGACGCCGATATGCCTGTTTCTTTATCTTTTTTCTGTTGAATCTCGTTTGTGTTTTTCGGCGGGTCACCAAGCTCCACCTCACGGTAGAACCCGGCTTTTTGCAGTTTAACGATTTCATTTTCCGTCTTGCGCATGCGGTGTGTTAACCGCGGACATGTCCCCAACTCTGTTGTGCCGTACGGAATAATGATGTCTTCTGCCGGTACAAATAACGATACCGGGCGCTCGGTGTTGATATCAAAATAGATTTTCTTGAACGCAGAACCCGCAGCAGGCAGCGAAAACAACATGCGTTCGTGCTCTGGCCTGAACTCCGCCATCTTGTCAGTCAAGTAGTTGTTCATGTCTTCTTCAACACGAACGGCTGCTTCTTTCTTGTTTGGCGTTTCGTCGCCAATAATTTTCGTTCTTGCCGGACCTTTGGCCGGGAACGTCTCTGTAATCGTTTCTGATTGGAACCGAATGACCGCTTCCGTAATCATGGGGTGATACACACCACACGCACCCGCCCACGGTTCTGTGCGCTCCTCATACTTGAGGCCAAGCAACGTCAAGCCGTTCTTGTACGTATCTTCCCAATCCTTGCGTGCAGACAAGTCGTTCTTTACGTCATCAAGAACCTCGCCTACTAACGAAGACAGCTCTCCCGCGTCCATCTGTTCTGCAAGGTTAGCGTTGAAGTCTTCTCCTTCTTCCGCACCGGGTTCAATCTCAATCTCTAACCCATCAGCACGAATACTGACTGACTCCGGGTCTTCGATTTCAATCTCAATGTCCGGCTCACCAACTAACTCCTCCATGCCTACCGGGGCTTGGTACAGTGCTTTATCTATTGCCATGATGTGTCCTTAATAGTACGCGTGCGTTTTGCGCTTGAAAAATGTCGGCTCGTCCTCGTAGTCCGATGGCAGGCGTACGAACCCTCCTTGCCGGTAGCGCAGCAGCGCTTGTGAAATCGTATCTACGTAGTCGTCATGTTCGCCTACCGGAAAGGCGGCGAGTTCTTCAATTACTTCTCTTGCCCACCGTGTGTCCGGTGCCCAAACCTTTCCGCTGTAAAAGAAGTCCGCGATGGCGTTGAGTCGTGCAACCTTGTCCGTTGTGCCTCGTTGCTTGCCTCGGCTGGGCGTGAACTCATCCACGGGAATACCCATTGCCCGAAACTCTTGAATAAGCGGGGCGCCTGCTGCTTTTTTCTCCACAATGAAGGCATCTGGCGACCACTCCTTCCAATGCTTGTACGCCACCTGTTTTAACTCCGGGAACTGCATGCGATCCTTAAACGCATCCAGCAGGATCAAATTCGGTGCGCCACCATCCTCATCGTTGTAAAACACACCCCATGTGGTGCATGCGCTGTAGTCAGAGCTGGTTTTCTGTTCGTGCGCCGTATCCCAGCTCTGTATTACATACTCACACTGCGGTGGTTCGTCTTCTTCCCATATCTTCCACGCACCCCGCCCAATAATGGCGGAGGCTTCAGACGTGGGGTTCTGCATGTATTGCGCGTTCCAGTACCGCGGGTCCATGCCGCTTTTCTTGGACTTTAGTACCTCAAGCGGCCACTGCTCCGGCCACAACGACTTCTCGTTATCCGTGCCCTCCCCTAAGATAGCAGGCAGCTCTACGATCTCCCATGGGTCACTGTCCGGGTTTTTGATCTGATAGTCAATCAGCCTGCCGGTCAAGTCAATCAGACTCCACCGTGTCATGATGACAATGATTGCCCCGTTGGGCATCAAACGCTGTAACGGACCTTGCTGGAACCACTGCCACGCCGAATCAAACGCCAGACGGCTGTTGGCCTTCATGTCTTGTTCGGAGTGCGGGTCGTCGATAACAAAAAGGTCTGCACCACGACCGGCCAGTGCGCCACCAACACCTGCTGCGTAATACTGTCCGCCGGAAGCTGTACTCCATTTGCCTGCAGCCTTCTGGTCTTCTGCGATCTGTGTATCCGGGAATATGTCTTTGTATTCTTCACTGTCAATTAAGTTCTTTACGCGCCGACCAAAGTCTTCGGACAAGCTGGCCGTGTGCGTGCCCATGATGATCTTCTTTTCCGGGTAGTGCCCCATGAAGTAGGCGGGGAACAGGTAGGACGAGAACTCGGACTTACCCATACGCGGCGCGATATTAATAATGACGCGCTTTTTCTTGCCCTCAATTACGTCCGTGAATATCTTTGAGAGCTTTCGGTGGTGGGGGCCGATCTTGAATCCGGGGTAGACCTGTGTGGCAAAACCTAAAAGTGACGTTTTTGCTGCGTTTTTAGCCGCGCGTGTGGTTCTTTCTTCCAAATCCGCCAGCAACTCCGCCTTTTCTTCAGGAGAAAGCGTTGGTAACACGCGTTGTAACGCGTCAATCTCCTGTTTCGTCAGGTTCATTGGGTTTTTCCGTGATTTCAGTCACATCGGTGACGTCCACAATCTGTGCCATGCGCGATAGTTTCTCTTTTATGCGCTGTTCCAGCTCGGTATCAGACAGTTCAGTCTTTTTGACCTCCATTCTGTCCGTAAATAGCGCTATTTCTGTCACGCGTCCCAACAACTCCAACGCACGTAAGCGGATTTTTGCGTCAGGGTGCCGCGTTTCCTCGACCAACTGCGCCACCGCGTACCCTCTAATCTCTTTGGCCTGCTCAACAAAGTGCCAATCGTAGGCTGTCAACATCCCAACCAAGTGTTTTACCGCTTCGGGCGTCTCAATCTTGGTTAACGCTGCGCGTTGTTTCTTGGGGTCGGCGTCTTGGGTCAACACCGCAAACGCTTCGCGGGCGTTTTGTTCCTGTATCTGGTCGTGCACCGCCTCATCCGACGCTGCGCCCAGTTCTTCCAACCACTTGGCTGTTTCTACTTGCGCATCAAGTATGTCTTTGGGGGAAGTTTTGGCGACGAGTGTGGCTTCTGGCGTGGCAAGCACGTCAGGCGTGTAAATCGTCTCATCCAACAAGTGCTCAAGCATAGCGCTGACCGTTGCAGTCACGTTG